TTCTGTTCTGGAGGGGAAAAAGCTAGGGTGGTGTGGATCGTGGCAAACTTCCCTCGCGGAAGAGTCCACCACATGAAAAGAAATTAATCCCATCCGAAACGACCAGTAAAAAGGAGTACCGCCTCTCCAGAACAGAGCTGACAATAAATATATGAAGAAAAAGAGATTGGGATTTTATTCAATAGAGGAAGCCGAAGCATATTTTTGGAAAAATATAGCACTCGGAAAAGATGACTACGACAGATTAGATAGGTGGATAGAAACAGTAGATATTTGTGCAAACTGCGGAGGAGATGGATACACCACGAGAAACGCAGGAATGTACAATGAGACAACAGAAAAGTGTTCTTGTAAGATAAGAGAGGATGGAGACTTTACTGGATCAATAAACGACTACAGATGAACAAAGAAAAAATAGAACAATTAATAGTGGTTAGAGATGCGAGTGGAAAAATAATTGCTATTTCAAACAGAATCGAGGGCGAACAAAAATACGAAATACTGATGACGACAACTGCGAGTGTTGAAGATTTAATAGAACTTTTGAACGACAAAGATCCATTCCCAAAAGTAGAAAAACCAAAATGAACTGGAATAATTTAAAAGACAACTGCTGTCCAAAGTGCAAACACGCACTCACCGATAACTATAAAATTGAGATGCATCAATGCACAAATTGCGACTTTGCAGTAGGAAATGAAAAATTTAATAATTTAATAAATAACCTTTATAAGCCAAAAAATCAAGGAGAAGAGATTGTAGATATAGACGAAAGACTTTCACAGCTCAATGATTTAAATAATAACGAATGCACACACGAAGAAATTCATATGGGTCGGTGTGTCGCATGTGGAGAACAAATAGAAAACGAAAATGAGTAATTATAAAACAAAAGCAATAAGACCAGATGGAGAAAATTTTGAAGACGTGATGATGTTGGACGATCACTTTGGAAAACATAAATATGGCGTAGAGTTTCCTGACGGAGTTATATATTCTGAAGATAAATGTACGTTTGAAAAACCTGCCGATGTTGTTGATGTGGACACGAAACGTTGATCAAAGACATAAACGACTTACTTGAAGAAGTAAAGAGTAACGAATTTCACGATTTCAAGAATGAAAAATATGCTGCACCAAAGACAAGTTTGATACAGAAATTAAATGATATTATACAGAAAGCGGTAGTAGGGGATTACGATAACTAGTTCTTTAAAAAATAGTGAGTAGTCGGGGGGAGAGGTCGCAGGTTCGAGTCCTGCCATAGTAAGTGCACGTTTTATTATGTAGCTCAGTTGGTAGAGCTTCCCAGGGGTTGAAAATCGGTTCGAATCCGATTGAAAAAGCGGATGGTGTCGCACCTCCCCGAATACTCATTATTTGAGTTTGCATATATTTATTTATAGGGGTATAATTAGAATAAATTTATTAGTAATTAATTTAAAAAAGTTAAGATGATAACTGAAACAAAAACAAAGACAAGTGCGAGAAAATCCACGCTTTCTGGCGTGTTAAAAGTTTATGAACCTGTAAGACTCACTCTCGGTCCAGATGGAGTCAATGCACTTCTACCACGAACATATAATCGCGGTCCAAGAATCACAAACGACGGAGTAACAATATCCGAAAATATTAAACTTAAGGATCCACACGAAGCACTTGCTGCGGAAGCATTCAAGGAGGGATCAAAGAAAACAAATGAACTTGCTGGAGACGGAACTACAACAACAGCAGTTATTGGCGGACATCTTATAAAAGAAATATTTACAGATATGATTTCAACTGACATACCGTCACTTGGAAAAAATAAAAATGTGAAGAGCGTTCGTGCTATAAGAAAAGAATTGAAGACAACAAAAGAACTTGTGATAGAAAAAATCAAAGAGAATTCAATACCAGTAAAGACACTTGCTGATCTTGAGAAAATTGCAATCGTTTCAATCGGAAAGGAAGATGAAGAAACTGCCAAAGCAGTTGCAAAACTCGTCTGGGAGATTGGAAGAGACGAAGAAGGTAACTTCGTAGACAATCACATTGATGTTGTAGAGGGTTACAAAGACATCATTGAAACAGAGGTTATAAAGGGAATGAAGTTTCCAGCTAAAGCAATAAGACAATTTTTAACAAACCCAGATAGATTCGAAATGGTTTGTGAAGACGTTCCAGTTTTTATAACAAACTATAAAATAGATAACGCAGGAGAGTTTGTCGATGCATTCGACTCAATCAGACCTCAAAAGATTGCAGTTTTTGCTCCTGACTTTTCAAACAGCGTTTTAATATCATTCGCACAAAGTTGGAAAGCTGGAATATTTATTTATCCAATCAAATGTCCATCACTAAGAACAGAACAACTTGAAGACCTTGCAGCATACACAGGTGCAACTGTTTTGGATAAAGAAGCAGGAAGAAAATTAAAGAGTGTCTGTCAGAATGATCTTGGCTTCGCAAAAAAGATAGTCGTTAAAGATACAGAGAATAGAGAAGATGCAGTTTTGATTGGAGGTAAAGGAGAAAAATTAATATCAACAACAAACAATCAAACTCTTATTTTTAACAGAACAGAAATACTTAAAGGTCAAATGAAAGAAGCAAGAGACGAATTCACTAAAGTAAGTTTGCAAAAAAGAATAGCAAACCTATCGTCTGCAGTTGGTATCATAAGAGTCGGTGCAACAACATCGAAAGAGGGGTTATATCTCAAACTAAAAATTGAGGATGGTCAGTACGCTTGTAAATCTGCTCTTCAGGAGGGATACGTAAAAGGAGGTGGTCTATGCTTAAAAGAAATAGCTGAAGACTTGCCTGATACTGATCTTCTAAAGAAATCGTTGATGGCACCATACAATCAGATTCAAGAAAACTCTGGAGACCTTGACATAGGAGAAGATATTATAGATCCAGCAAAAGTCGTCAGACTCGAAGTAGAACACGCTGTATCAGTCGCCTCAACAATGATAACGATTGGAATATCAATACCAGAAGTCGAAGAAATGGGTCCAGGAGAGGGATATGAACAAATTGCAAAGGCAATAAGAACTTATACAATGTACTGGGCAAAGCAACAGGGAATGCTGAAAGAGAACGAAGACCTTATGGAAAAAGATAGGAACGATGCGTTTGAAAAAGTATTACAAGGAGATCAAGGTTAATTTATTAGTTTTAATTTTAAAAAAATGATGAACGACAATGTAGAAGAAAAAAATGTGTACGGTTTAAAAGATTTTAAACCACAAGATGGAACTGAAGAAATAAGGGAACAACAAATAGCATTTTATAAAATGAATGCTGACGGTAGTTTTGAAAATGGAACTACACTAGAAGAAATGTTGAGGGTATCAATCGAAAGATTGGAAGATCTAAATGGAAGATTCCCTTGTAGAGAAAATGCACTTGCGATAACAAAGATGCAGGAAGCTCTTATGTGGTTGAATAAGAGAACAGAAGATAGAAAATTAAGAGGTGTCGAGGGTAAACATTTAAATTAAATATATGGCAAACTCAAGAGCAAGTAAAAACATTATTTATTCAAAAGGAAAATCTTCAGGAAGAATGCCGATGACAGATACAGAAATGTCTGAAGACAAAGATAAGATGAGTAAACAAAATACTAAAGGAATTTCCTCAGTAAAGAAAGTAGTCTCAGGGAAAAAAGGTGTTTTAAAAAAGAAAAAATAAATGTCAAAGATTACACTTTTAAAACTAAATAGGAAATTTCAAAAAGTTGTAAATTCTAATGGAATAGACATCGCGAAGAGAAACACTCCGATCAGAGCTTTCAAACGAGAAGAAGTTAAATGTCCTCGATGCGGAAGAATACATTTAATTTCAGTAGGTCAGTTGGTTAAATGCCCATGCACAAAATAATGGATATCAAACAAATAAAAATACAAGACATACATCCATACGAGAAGAATGCAAAAAAGCATTCTAAAAAACAAGTGCATCAAGTAGCAAACTCAATCAAAGAATTTGGCTTCAATCAACCAATCGTAATAGACAAAGAGA